CATAGATAGGTCTGCCACCATTGGCTTCGCTACCCCTGTATGGTCCGAATATCTTTTTCATGTTAATACTTCCTCGAGTTCTGTAACTTCTGCTTCTGGACCCATAAGAAACTTATCAAAGACCCCAGTAATGTAACCTTCTGGGTTCTCTTCAATCAAATCTAATGTTCCTTGAATAGCAGTCTCTTCATCAGTAGCATCTACAATAATTGTATAACGCTGCTTTGTGATAACCCTTACTTCATATTTAGTCATGGGGCCACTTTCCTTGTAGTACTAGCAATCCAATGATTGCATAGTTTGCCATATCCTTGAAGGAATCCTCAAGGGATTCGTGCTGTGGTTGAAAACCTTTTGTATCTTCCATGTATTCAACCAAGTTATTGATGCGTGCTAGCTTATCCCACATACGCACACGTAATCCATTAAGTGGACCACCTGGTGATTGTGAAATGTTCTTTGGACCGTAGTCCTTGTGCTTGCTTATTAGTAATTCAGCAAGACCTTCTGTTGCATCCCATACATCTAAATCAAATTGAGTTGGGTCATTCATTTTCTTTTAGCAACCCTTCTACTCCAGCCATCACATTGTCCATTTCAGAGCGAACAACTGCCTCTTCAATGAACTCGTGTAAGTCATCTCCGCTAGCGTTTACCATCAATAATGTAGCGCTTTGGATGTGGTCGTATGCCTCATCTAAATCACCAACATCTATGATGTCATTAAGTATCTGCAAGAACTCAAACAAATCAAATGAGTATCGTTTATCTAAGCGCACTGCCCACTTGTACTCAACGCCACAGTGATACATGAACTCAAACAAGTCACAGGTCCTAAAATCACAATCATCTTCTGCACACTCAAAGTGTCCGTCCTCTGGCATTAACATTAGTGCACACTCGCAATCTTGTTTCTAAAGTATTCTGCACCGTGGATTCGATACATTGAATTAACATCTTCACCATCAGGCATCTGCACTACTACTAAGTTGCCTAATTCTCTTGAGAGATTCTTGCCAAACTCAGCGCCAGCGTTATCACCATCAGCAAAAAGGAATACTTTATCAAAGTCACCTAGTAATCTTGAGTAATGCTTCTTCCAGTTGTTCACGCCTGGAACCCCAACGGCAGGTATATTACAACTAACATCGAGCGTAATCGTGTCAATCTCACCTTCACAAATGCAAATGTATGTGGTCGCCCGAAAGAACGCCGAGACGTTGTAGAGATGTGTAGACGCACCGGCCATACCCATATACTTTGGTTCCGATAAGTCCAATGACCTAAACCGTAAATCAACCACACCTGACCTAGTGATATACGGGATAGATAACCGATTGACGTATGCTTCATGGCCCGTTAAGGGCTCTAGCACGACGCCCAAGCGAACCTTCGTCGCCTGTTCCATAGTTATACCTCGTTCTGCGAGATAATCTTCCGCCTCGTGCAAGGCGCTGTGGTAGTACTTCGCCGCGTGAGTCAGCGATTCCCTGTGCGATTGTAATTGCTTCATGAAAGCTAACTCCTTCTTTAAGCATAATGATAGCATATCCGTTGCCCTTGTAGTTACAGCCATGGCATTTAAATATGTTTTCCTCTAGATTAACTGCAGAGGATGCATGAGAATCATTATGAAAAGGACACTTCATCTTAGCCCAGCCACGGCGGGTAGGTACTACTGCACCATAGTGCTCTAGTACACCAACAATGTTGGGGTTCTCTCTCATATCATTCTTTCCAATGCAACTCGAATTTCTAATCCTAATGCATAGGGTACACGAGAACGTTCCTTCGCGTTGAGTAGGGCTTGTGTGCCTGTCTGAGCCCCTCTTGGAGATGCTATGTGACAGGGCATGCCATTCTTGCATGGCTCTTTAGGAGTCCAACCTTGGACACTACCCCATAAATCTGTAGGCTTCATGCGGTCTTCACCATACTGACAATAGGTAACAGTTCTGCGTGGTATGCCAGCAACAATGTCTAACTTACGCAACATTCCTCTAGGGTTTTCCATTAGCCAACCTAGTTTAGGATTTAAATCTGCTATAAGTTTTAGTGTATGTTGCACCATCTTCTGCGCATCTTCTGCTTCTTCTGTCTTAGGGGTTGGGTGCTTGCCACCATTTGCCCAATGATGAACCATAGACGCCACAGAGAAAGCAGTACAAGGTGGGGAAGCCCAGATGAAATCTGGTCTACCATACTTGGCAAGCAACTCTGGTGCGTTTAGGTTAAGAATATTGACATGTTCAGTAGCATGAAAGTTGCCATCAATCTCAAATGAGATTACAGTATAACCTGCATCGATAAATGGTTGAGTAGCACTATTAGTGCCAGAGAACAAATCAAATATCAGCATCGTGTTTACGTAGCCTTCTTAAGTAGTTCAAGCCATACAGATACTGGCATACTAGCATACCAATCAGCAGGAGAAGCTTTCCCTTTGCGCTTGTGAATAACCACACCAGTCCATGCTTTTGCGTGTTTGGTTTCAAGTGTCATCTCCTCTATCCAGCCTGATAGGGCCATCTTAGCATGGTCTTTGACCTCTATGCAGACTCCATTAACGCCAGCGATGTCGCCCTTATCTTCTTGCGCCCCTGCTAAACGCCTTTCGGCGTATGGGTAACCGTTCTCAATAAGATAATTAACGACATCTCGTTCAGCCTTAGAGCCTTTAGCCTTGGCTGGATTACTCATTAGTACCAGCCATTGGCATTATGAAAGGCCAAAGCCTTTGATGGAGTGCCATAGCGGTGCTTGATATATTTCAATCCTAAATCAATTTGCTTTACCATAGGTGTACCCTTTGGCATATTAAGCATTTGGGGAATACCATAGGCAGATGAGCGTGGGTTATCTGCGGTGTAATCCCATCGGGATTCTCTATCCCATAGAACGAATAGAGACTTCCATTCGTGGTTACTTTTGTATGTGGCTAGCACTTTGCCTCTAGCAATTTGCTTAGCCATCTTTTTCATTTGAGAGATGCTGGTCATTACTATTGGTAATTTGCATGGTTCCATCTCTGTAATAGAAATCTGTGCTCTCAAAAACATCGCACCCACAGCGTGTGGCAAAGTTCCCACAAAGACCACAAGTGCCATTATCCAAACATATGTTGTTAGTTTCATTATTACTCCTCAGTAGGGGCGGTTGCCTGTGTTCCACAGTCAGCACACTCCATATCTAGAAAATATGAGCCAATGGTATTATCTTCATCAAATGATACCTTAAGGTTCCAAATAAAACATCCACAGACGCACACCCTGGTTGGTTCACCACGGATATCCATCGCCCTTGTATAATCAGGTTTAAGTTCTGTTATGTGTTTAGTCATCATCTTCATCATCCTCATATGGGAAGGTATCCCAATCAGGTGAGTCAGGTTGTATCCATGGTGATGTAGTCATCTTATGCCCTTTCAGGTATATCTGAGACGTCCATTATTTCAGGATTAAACTGTAACCAGTAAGCCGTATCCCCTGATGGGTCAGCTTTACCATAACGGTTCTTAACAGGGGCTATTGCTATGTAGCCCGGTGCATTAGTACCAATAGTGCAAATCAAGGCTGGCAACTGTGCAACCATTCCCTGCAACGCAGAGCGTGGCTGGCATGGGTTACCGCTATATGATTCTTTGGTATGGTGTAGTACTAGTACTGCTGAGTTAGTATCACGGGCTAAATACTTAAGTTCTTTAAGTGTTGAGCGCATGTTAGCAAACTCTTCTCCACCATCATTGGCAATATCCATTAAGTTATCGACAACAATGAGTGTAGGAGAACAGCCCCATAATTCCTCAAAGGCAAGTACCTCTTGGTCTAAATCCACCAACGTAGGAGATGATTCAAAAGACCAAAAGATATGCCCTGAGTGTTCATTGATTACTTGACGAGATGTTGCAACCTCAGTCTCAAGAAGCATCTCTGCCTCTGACTGTGGCTTGCCAGTAATCATTGATAGTAGACGCATAGCCATAGTGTGTGCATTGGTATCAGCACTGACATAGAGTGTCGGCACCTTAGAACGCAACGCAATTGATAAGGCAAGAGTTGACTTGCCCGCACCAGGAGTACCAGCAATCATAGATACTTCCGCTCTGCGGATAACAACTTTGTTCACTTCAAAGGTCTTAAAGACAGTTGGCAGGGGTTCCCCACCGATGTCCTTACTACCTACTGCGCGGGCAAGTGTTCTCATGTCTTAGAAACTATTCCATGCTGGCTCGCCACGGCGTAGCCATTCAGGTTCACACTGGTCAGGAGTTCCCTTTGGAGAAGGACACATGTATGCCTTCCAAGGACCCTTAGCACCGCTACCTGTACGTGGTGTCATCGGTCCATGCTTACAAGTTTTACCTGCAGGACCTGATGTATTTGTTTGTGTTGGATGAGCAGTATGGTCAATCGTGACGTTGAAAGCGTCTCGGATGTTTGATACTGCTTGAACTGCACTCTGTGGTGCACCTAGTAGGGAAGTAGCCATAGTCTTGAGTACATCTTGTGACTCCTCAATGCCTACT